CATTAATATGAGTAACAAACTCAGGAGCAATTTTAGGGATTTCAACAGAATTTGTAGAGAATCCTTGCTTCTCTACAGGTACACCACCAATATAAGGTGATACAAATGGCGCCATTTTTCTTTTTCCTATTTTTACATCAAAATCAATTTTGCTTGTAGGGTGTGTTTTTTCTCTTGAGAAAAACATCGAAAGAGCAGTCAATGGTTTCATTCTTTGATTGATTGCTGCAAGCATTACTCTAAAATCCGTAGCTTTTACTGGCATCTACAATTCCTCCTTATTTTATATAAATGTTTAATTCTCTTAACTCTTTTTCGTGATCAGCTTTTACGCTTGCGCCACCAAATGTTAACCCTGATTCAAAAAAACAACCTGATTGAAAAGCTGCAGCTTTTACATCTTCCAATTGTTCAGTGTCTACTTCTTCAGCCAATACAAAACTCGCTTTTTCAGAACCATCCGCAGAAGCTTTGTTTACTGTTACAAATAAACTTGATGCTGTAATTTCGCCTAATACCGTGCCAGCTTTTAATACACCTTGTCCCTTTTTAAGAGTAATGCCCATAGTTACTGGTGGTGGTTGTGTACCCGCTACTAAATTAGGTGCGTCATAAGTAATTTCCATGTTGCCTCCTTAGTCCATCATGTCAGCCATTTCCTTGGCTATGTTTTTGATTTCTTCTTCAGAAGAGTTCGAATCGTCTTCTGCAGGTGTAACACCATCTAGATTTGAAGCATCATTTTGAACTGCCTTCAAAGATGTTTGTCTAATAGCGTTTTGAGCTTCTGTTTGTGCAATTGCAAATTCACCTACATTCATAGGTTCTTCAAACAATGCCTTATTCACTAACTCATCTTGACCTGGTGCAGCAAGATTTTGAATACCTTGAACTCTCTCTCGTTCTGCCTTTACTGCATTTTTAATAATTTGGTTATGCAGTTCAGGGTGTTTGTTTTGTAACTCTTTTTCGTTCACAAATTCCTCCTCTTGACTTTCTACTGGTGTATCCACCGATTTGTTTTTGGGCTTATTAGCCATATTCATAAATTGCGTTGGCATACTATTAAAGTAACTGCAATCTATATCATATCCATTGACTATTAGATGATTCTCATTGGTAATGCTTACTTCTACCTCAGTTTCATCATCTAATACATCTGCATATCCAGCTTCAATAGCTTCGTCTGCATTCATCCATGTTGTATTTTTCATTGCTTCTGCAATTTTCTCTTTATCAAGTCCTGTTTTCTCATGATAAGTGTTCACAATCGAAACTTTAACTTTTTCAAGCTCGTTGATATACTGTGTCATGTCAGCAATGTTGAGATACTTACACACCCCAATCATAGGATCATGAATCATCATCATTGAATTAGATGGCATAATGATTTTATCCCCTGCCATAGCTACAACAGATGCAGCAGATGCTGCTATACCATCAATAAAAATTTTTACAAGTGCACCATGTTTTCTTTTATAATTTTTAATTGAATTATAGATGGCATGACCTGCAAAAACATCGCCACCATATGAATTTATCCTTATGTGCAACTCGTCTTTGGAACCAAGATTATCTAAATCCTTGTTGAAGTTTTTAGGTGTTATTTCATCATCCCACCAAGTTCTATTTGCTAAATTACCATATAGTAATAATTCTCCAACAGCTTCATCGTCTGCACTATTTTTAAATTCCCAAAACTTGTTGACGGCTTCGCTTTGGCTGTTCTTATCATTTTTGAATTGCTGTGGCATTTGCCTCCTCCTTTAAACCTGCGTCTTTCATCAATTCGTTTTCTTTTTTTAGAGTGCTAATATTATCTCTAAAATTACCACCTGTTAATCCCATGGTTTCTTGTTCTCGAGTACTAAAACCATTGTCTACTTTTTTGATGGCTGCATTTACTTCTTTGAGTGGATCTATTTGTCCTGGTGCAGGTCCATTCCATTCAGCACCACAATAAGCTTTCCTGATTAATGGATTTTCTAAAAAGCCAGGTGCATCAATTCTTCCTTTGGCAATAGCCTCTGTTAACCACTCTTCATATATAGGTTGACAGAAATCATTGGCAAACCATTCTCTTTCCATCCTGAATGTTTTCCAAGCTTCAAGGAGCGAAGCTCTAGATGCAGAATATGATTTATTAAAATCTTTCAACAAAATATCTGCAGGTATTTCTAAAGAAGCACCAATTTGTACTGCCATAGCACGAATAAACCCATCAAAATTTGCATTCGGTCTTGTTGGGTTAGCTTCTTTTACAGATTGTCCTTCTGCAAGTTCCATAATAGCTCCTGGTGCAAGCTTTAAATTTGATGGTTCATCATAATCGTCATCTTCACTTTCGTCAGGTCTTTCCGTTTGCTTATATGGGTCATCAGAAGCACCAAAAGCACCAAGATTTTCACTTGATTTGTTTTCAATGAAAATAGTAAAATAAGCAGATATTACAGCTGCAGTTATCTCAGCTTCTGTATATCTAGAAATCTGTTTTAACGATTCAATGACACCTGCAATTTTAGGTATTCCTCGAACTTGCCCCACTCTCTCACTTGTCATAAGATGGATAATGTTTTGTCTGCCTGATTCTTTGCCGAACTTTGATATTCTTTTATATTTTGAAGTAGCTGAAATACTCATTTCTTTGGGAAAATGATTTAAAAGATGATAAGCAACTACTTCTCCATATTCACTTACTTCAACTCCTGCTCTTATCTTCTTATTAGACGATACAATATCAGGTGTTCTAATTCTGTCCGGTTCAACTAACATGACTCTTAAATCATATGGGATTTGCTTTCTTTTAATCATCGGAAGTAAGGCAAAGGTATCGCCATTCAACCCCCAACACATAAAAGCTAATTGTTGAAGTTCATAAAAATTATTCATTCTCTGCGCATCACAATGAATAGATTCAGCCCACAAGTTAAACTCAGCTTTGGTGTTTCTTTCCCACTTATCAGCAAACTCATCAGACAAGGCAAGAATTTCTCTGTCAATTTTAGGTTTACATTTCAATCCCGAACCAACTGTATTAGTACGTGAGGTTTTTATAGCACTTGCGGCAATTGGAGCAGAATAAAATAAATCTCTTGAACGCTCTCTTAAAACATCTAAATTATCGTGAATATCTTCATCAGCACTTCCGGAAGAATAATCCCACATACTCATCGAATTTTTAGAATGTGATGCACCGTGATGTGAATAGCCTTTATTCACAACATCAAGAGCTTGCCTTGCCATAGCACGCTTTATACCAGCCTTGGGATTGAAGAACGAAACTGCTCTATCAACTATGTTCATACATTAATCCATCGGCACGACATTCGTTAAACGAGCTCTGCCTTTCCCTTTCGCTTTTCTTCTTAGTAAACTAATTTGACTTTCCCAGTGCTTGACTGAATTTCGAATATCGCTCAAATTAGCTTTTGTTACTGTTTTACCATCAATAGAGTATGACTGCCCTGCCATAACAGCTTTTTCAGCCTCAAGCCATCCGTCTCTCATTTCAATCGCTTTTGATAATTTTGTAATTGTTCTCACCTCCCAATAAAAAAATGGCCATAGCCATTAGATCCCTGAAGAGTGTACTCGCCTCTTCTTTTTTTTCTTAACTTTTTTTACTGGCGTTGGTGTTAATTCGCCACCAGTTAATCTATTTAAACTTTGTTCAACTGATTCGAAATTCGGATTTAGAATTTCAAGTGCAGCCGAAGCATAGTTTCGCAAATCCCAGGGCTCGTTTCTTGTAACAATCTTTGTCCAAACAAACATAGCCTTGCCTGCTTTATACTTCGTCAATTTTTTTTCTGAACATAAACCTTCAAAGTATTTTTTGTCATAACCTCGACTTTGTCCATCTACTTTATCCGATGGAAAGTGACAAAATCCTGGTGGATATGGTTGATCATCATCAGGTACCTTTGCCTTCAAATTTGAAAACATCGTTTCCTTTCCATTATCAACACCAATTGTAAAAAGAACAGCTTCATATCTGTTCTTTCTTGAATGGCCACCAATATAAGCTATGTCATATGAACCTTTTCCCTTAATGGAGTATATTTTCTTATGTTCTCTCGCTCTAGTGTATTTATACACATTATCAGCTAAATAACCTGAGTCAACACAGGTACACATGATAGGAATCATTGTACCATTAGGTAGTCGATACTCTCGCATAAGATGCCCATCTAATGCTTGCCATACTGTTGGTTGTTTAGGATCTCCATATATTTGCTTATAATAAATACCCCAGGACTCTTTATTTTTTCCCCAACCAACTATCTCAAGCTCAAGTCTGTTATCTTGAACATCTACACCTGCAGTTAATAAGAGGACACCTTGCGGTAATTCAGTGTGATATACTTCTCTTCTTGCATAGAGTACATCTTTGTTCAAAGTATCTCCTATTTCATCTTCCCAAGTTTGACCTAAATAAGTATTTACAAATGTTTTTAGAGCTTCACGTCCTTTCTTCTTAGCACTAAGAAACTTTTCGATAATCGATTCCCACGATTCCCAAGGGCTAGCCATAGCATTTAATGCAAATCCTCTTCGATCTTTTCTTTCAGGATTCTTGGCAATAAACTTGCCTTCGCCTTTCATCCACTCATATTTTGTGAACTGCTCTCTACAGAACCGACACTCCATCATGGCTGTTTTGAATTTGAGTTGTTCAAAATCCAAAGGTTGATATTTACCACACATCGGGCATGGTAGATTCCACGTTTCCATAGATGAATCGTTATATTCTTTTTCGATTCTTGAAACACCTTTTGTTGTTGGAGTAGATACAAATACAAACTTCTTATCCCAAAAAGTAGCAGTTCTTTTTTCAGCTAAAGATAATGGATCACCCTCATCCCCTGCAGATGATGGAAATCTGTCAATTTCATCTGCAAACACTTTTTTGATAGGTCTAGAAGATAAACCAACTGGTGAGTTAGCACCTACCATTGCAATATAACCTCCGGGGAATGATTTTTCCAAAATAGTATTATCCCCATCGCGCGATCTAGCATCTCCGACTTTCCCCTGTAAAGCTGGTGTATCTCTGAGCATAGGTGCAAGACGCTTCTTACTCCAAGTTCTAGCCAATGCTTCTGTTGGCATAACAACTAGCATCGGACTTGGATCTATATCAATTGTGCATCCAAGACCATTATTAAGCATTTCAGTTTTTCCAACTTGAGCTGATGACATAATAATTACATGAGATACTTCAGGATCATTCATGGCATCTTGAATAGCTCTTTGATAAGGAGCTCTTGATACATCATACTTTCCAGGTTCCGCAGATGATTCTCTAGATAAAACACGATTTTTTTCAGCCCATTCAGTAACCGTCACATCAGGAGGTGGTTCGATTAATTTCGCCATTCTCTGAAATAATCTAATCGTCTTCTTCTTCAAAACTTTGATCCTCTTCTATAAACATCTCTGGATTATAATCAGCAAGCTCAATGAGAGCTGAATGAATTGTATCTTTTAAGATCTTACTGATTTCTACAATATCATGTTCATTAGCAAGACCAGGTGCAAGCTTCGAAGGGATTGCAAGCATCTTTGCTCTAAACTTATATAGCATATCAGCCATGACCGCTTCAACATCTTCTGAGTCATGTAATTTATTTTCCATCTTAGCAAGTTGCATTTCGGTTCTTAATCTTTTTGCAAGTTCATGTTTAGCTTTTTGCTCATCGTAGTCAACTTTCTTTTCTTTATCCTTATCCGGATTCTTCAGTTCCTTGTTTGCCTTTAGGTGAGCTATGTAGTTAGTTACTGATTCAGTGAATTTATATTTTCCTCGACTAGCTTTCGTTAAAATTCCATCTTCAGCTAAGTATCTGATTTGTCGCTCTTTTAGCTTAAACACTTTTTCTAATGTTTTAGGTGAAACTACAATAGATTCAACTTCTTCTGTTGTTGTTTTGCTCATTTAACCACCTCCTGGCATCGGCACAGGCAACAAAAAAATTTTTTTAACTAAAAAAATTCTGGGAG